TCTGTTGCTTGTTGGTTATAGCTTAATCCACTTAAAGATACTGGAAATAAATCTGAATATCTTACTTCTACCAAAGGATTATTTTTGTTTGATAAAATTGTAAGAGTTGCATCAGAGTACATTCCTCTATCTGGTGTTGCTGTTCCTACTGTATCTGGTGATACAGTTTTTGCTGATGTTGGATTATTGGAACTATCAGTTCTAAAAGAACTAAACTGCGTTCTACTCTTTGGAAAACCAATACCTATTAACCAGTTATGTATTGATATGTAGTTTTCTAAATATTCGTCAACAATAAAACTGACATCTAAGTTACCAAAAGTAATCTTATCTCCCATAATTGGAATGTCTTTAAATGGTGTAGGTATTACTGCTTCACCTAAAGATATATCTGGAATGTTAGCCGCAGTCGTAAAGAACTGCACTTTTGGTAATTGGTTAATCATAAACCTAAACTGGGTTGGACTATTGTAATCCAGTACAGTTGGTTGTCTGCTTAATGGCGAGGTTTCTGTTGTCATACTACTATTTATAACAAAAAAAAGAGGGGAATAAATCCCCTCTCTTTAGGTTGGTTAAAACCGATATTACATAAGGTTCTTAATTTGAACTTTTCTGTAGTACTTGTTAGTTGCAGATAAGATAGAAATCGCACCATCTCCTGCAGCAGCAACTGTTCCAGTATGGAATGGGTTTGCAGCGATACCATATCTTGTCTTAAAACCAATTTTTGGTTGAAATGAGTTTTCACCAACTGCACGAACCATTTGTAATGGTACATAAGGGCAATAAAACATTCCAGCGTCATATGGAGAAGTTCCTTTATATCCTACAATGTAGTATTGTGATGCAGATACGTTAGCAGAATATGGGTCTACATATACTTTGTATCTACCATTCATAACACCAGCAAATGTTGTTGAAGTGTCATCAACATTTAAGTTATTGTTAAGAGCAGGAGTGTAATCTAGAACACCAGCCATTTGAAGTGCAGAAGCAACATCAGCAGAACATAGTATCATATTACCTTTTCCTCTACGAGTCTGTTGACCAATAGCGTTAGCGTCTCTCTCAATCGCAAACATTAGACCTTTGAATTTCTCAACTGACCAACGACCATTTGAGTCTGTATCTAAGTCAAATATACCAGCAGTAGTTGTATTTACTTGAGCGCCTTTTACAGCAGAAACATAAATGTTTCTTACAACTTCTCTGTTTATCTCTGCAAGAATTTCAGCAGATAGTATGTTTGCAAGTTCTGTTTCAGCATCTAGACCATGAATTGCTTTTAAATCTTGAGCAAGTTCCATAGTATATTCTGCTTTTAGAGCTCTTGTTACAGCAGTAACAGTATGTTTCTCAATACTGAAAGCCATCTCTGCGAAAGCATTTGTTCCAGAGTCACCTAATGCTTCACCTTGTAATGAAGTCATACCAGTTGCACTAGTGTATGTACCAGCAGATGCATCATTAAGTACAGCAGGGTTAGTTTCTGTTGCACCAATATCACCACCACCGATTGTACCAGCAGCGTTCTGGTTAGTTAAGTCTGGGATTGCTTCGTCTGCAAGTGCTTCAGCACCATCCATAGATGCAAATCTTGCTCTCATTGCAAAGATAAGTCCAGTTGGGCCAGTCATAGGTTGTACACCACAGATATCATATGCGATAAGGTTAGGCATAGAACGTCTAACTAGTGAGATCAAAATTGGATCCCATGTGTCTAACGCAGCATTGTTACTTCCACTACCACCAAAGTTAGTTGGAGCACTTTCGCTTAAAAAGTTTTTATCTTCTCTTAAAGCTTTCTCTTGGTTTTCTAAGATTATTGTAGTAACGGCACGCCTATAACTATCCTTGATTTCTGGTAAATCAGGGTGTTGAAGGACTGGCGACCACTTTTCTTGTAGATGTTCTGTTTGAAACATTTGTTTCTCCTTTTTAATTTCTACTATTTATAAATTGTTTATTTTGCACTTTTAACTGTTCGACCAATAGCGGACATATATGCAGCCATTGAATCGGTAGTGTCAATGTCCTGTGCGATACCAGTTTCTACATCACCAAGTGTTTCTGTCATTACCTGTATATTCTTAGGGAAATAACTTTCCTTTAGAGTACTAAGTTTTTCACGATATGATTCTTCGTTAGTAAAATCAACATCTTCGATTAATGACTTAAACTTTTCAATTTCTGTGTCGGCAAGATCAGTAGTAACTTCTGATGCTACCTGTTCCTTCACTAGTGTAGCATTAACAGACTTGGACTGGATTTGCTCTTCCATCATTTCGTTAATTTTACCTTCTAGTTCTGAAATTTTTTCAGATTGTGCTTCTAACACATCATATTTTTCATCTGGAACATCAACGTAGTGGTCTTCAAACAATGTTTTTAAACCAGAGATAAAGTCTTCAGCGATTTCGCCTTTCAAGCCTCTTTCGATAGCCAACTCGTTCTCTTTCATCCATTCTTCAACAACGTAGTTTAAGTAAGTATCAACCTTTTCAGTTAATCCTTCCTTTGTTGCATTTATATTTTCTTCCAGTTCAGATTTATATTCGTCTTCCATTCTTTCAACTTCAGAACGAACTTTTGATTTAACGGCAGCTTCAAATACTGTTGCAGCTTTACGTTTAAATTCTTCGGAAAGGTCACCCTCACCATTCATTAGTGCATTTACATGCTCAGATACATCAATAGACTTTAGACGATTCTCAACAGATTCTTTTTTAACTTTTTCTTCCTCTGTTTCCATATCGTCTGTTTCGTTATAGTCCATTGCGCTCATGACTTTTTCATATTGTGCTTTAAGTTCTTTTGCACTCATTTTATTCATTTTAAGTTCCATTGCAGCCATAATTGCACCTTTAGATTTAGGTACTTCCATTTCTGCAAGATTTTCATCACCATTTGCTTCGAATCCAGCTGCAAGTGATTTAGCAGTTTTCTTCATTCCGTCATTTGGTGTATCAGCTGAATCTGGTTTACCTTCGCCTTTTTGCATAGGGTTTCCAGATACTTCTTTGGATTTTGCAACAGTCTTTTTAGATGGTGCATCTTTTTGAGTTGGTGAAACTACAGGGTTTCCTGTGTCTTGGACTTCACCACTTACTTTGTCCATTTTGTCGGCTTTACCAGCTGATTTCATAGGGGCATCTTGACCATTAGCTTCTTCAAGCTCATCAAGTACTTCTGCCTCTAATTCCTCAATGGTTTTATCTAATTCATTTGCCATGGGATATTGCTCCTTTTGAATGTTTATACAAGTTATTTATAAATTATAACTTTTGAAGAAATCGTGCAAATTCCAAACTATCCGCTGATGCGTTGTTGGTTCTGTGATTTTCTTCTATGTTATCTTTGATCTGTTGAACTTCTGATTCTTGTATCAATCCATTGTTCCAAATCCACTCTCTACCTTCCATAATACCCTCAACAAATGCGTTGGGAGCAGATGGGTCAGCAACTATATCAGCTGCAGTCGCAAGGTAGAAGTCTTTTCTCACTACGTTAGCACCATCTTTTTGGTCTAAACTTCCCATGCCTCTAGATGATACACCTAATTTTGCACCATCATCCATCAAAGACTTTACAATCTCACCCATAGGGGTTGAAAGTATCTTTGCTTCTCCGATAAAATTCTTTCCGTCTGGTTGTAAAGAAGTAATCATATGAGATGCTCTTTCGAGATTAACTGTTGGCCCGTCTGGGTGTCCTAACTCTCCGTATGCACGATTCTCATTGACGTATTCTTTATTGTATCTGGTTACTTCTTTAGAAAGTATTTCCATAGGATACATACGACCATTACGATTTTTGATGTCTGCTTGCATAAAGACACCTCTAATTTTATAGTTCTTCTTACCAGACTTTTCATCTTGTTCAATCAAATAATCTTGGTCATGAGCAGTATGTTCTGATATTAATTTTAATTGATATCCCATAATTCTATCCTTTAGTTTGTATAGTTAACATCTTTTTTAAACTCTATCAATACAAAACCAGATGTACCAAGACAAGCCATTTCCATATCTCCAGAAGTAGCACCAGTATTTGTTGCAGCAGATTCAATCAATCCAGCAGAACCATCATAATGACCACTTCCAGACAAATCAATTAATGTTATATCTGAATCACCTTGTTCGATAATTTTAACATGACCTGTGTTATCATCAGCTGTTCCTTGAACTAATCCCCACCAAATTCTTCTTATGTGCAATTTCGCACCATTTGCGTGTCCGTCTAGTGCAGATGCATCTAAAATAGCATTGGTTGTCGTTGTATCGTTGGCGATATTAACTAGTATAGTGACTGTTCCGCCTGCGCCTGGAGCGTTAACAACTGTATCTCTTAATGTTCTTGTGGTAAATGCCATTGTCTAACTCCTTAAAATGCTAACATTTCTTTTTCAAAATATCCCATAAGTTCCTTTTCTGGCACCTTATATTTTTTAGATATCTGATTAATAGTTTTTTCAAAAGTATTTAGGAAATCTGAAGGTTTAGAGTCCATTTTACTAAAGATATCGTCAACAGCC